ACCGGATTCAGGTACATGGACAAGATTTCGTAGGAGGAAGCTATGGAAAAGGATAAGAAAAACCTGCTAGACGCCCTCATTGCCAGAGCGGAGCAGTCAGCAGAGGATAAAGCAAAATATATTTCCCTGACAAGCGCTGTTTTAGGCGATATTACCGTAAAAGTACCGCCCTTAAAAAAGGTGCTGGAGTTTATGGACGAGTCTCAGGAGACGAACACAACCTATGATGAGATGGTCGTAGAAGCGGGGCTTACTTATGAGTCTCTGCAATTTCTGAAGGACAACTATAAAGAGTTAGCAGAGGCCTACGACGAGAAGGATCCGGCCATGCTTACCCTTAATATCTTCGAAGCGGCGGGGGCTGCCGGGGAGGTAAGAGACATTGCATCCAAGGTCATAGATGCGGCAGGGCTGACGGTTAGAACAATAAAAAACTCATAAGGCAGGAAGATGAATTTTATATGGTCCACTTCTTCCTGCAGAGAGGACATAGCCTGAAGGAGCTCCTAAGCCTGACATCGGAAGAGCGCATGCTGATGATGATGAGCATGGAAATAGCCTATGAAGAGGAGGCTGAAATAGCAGAGAGGATAAATAAACAATGAAACAGATTTATACCGTCCTAAAGCTAAAGGATGAGTTCACACCGGGCATTAAAAAGGCTGCATCAAGCACCGAGGCGCTGGCAGTTAAGGCAAAGTCCAGCAATTATCACGCAGATAAGCTGGCCACAACACTGAAAGGAAATTTAGTCAAGGGAGCCAAGGCTGCTGCAACGGCTCTCGTATCAGCAGCTGCTGCAGCGGCAACCATGGCCACTAAACTGGTAAGCAATACCATCGAAGAGGCGGACACCATAGATAAAGCATCCCAGAAGATTGGAATTTCCGCAGAAGCATATCAGCAGTGGGAGTATGCCATGGGTCAGTGCGGGGTGGAAATTTCAGTAATGAAAACCGGAGTAAAGACCCTGACCAATCTAATGTCCAGTGCCAATGAAGGAACGGCCAGCGCCCAGGAGACCTTTTCCCAGCTGGGGCTTTCTATTTACGATGCTAATGGGAACCTAAAAGACCAGGAAACCATGATGACGGAAGCCATAAAAAAACTGTCATCCATGGAGTCCGGCACAGAGCGGGCGGCTCTGGCAACAACCTTATTTGGAAAAGCCGGCTCAGAGCTGGCACCGCTGTTTAATCAGGGGACAGAAGGAGTTCAAGCACTGTTAGACCGTGCGGAAGAGCTGGGGCTGGTGATTGATAGCGAGACCATCAGTGCCGGAGTGAAGCTTGGAGACACCTTCGACGATGTGAAAAGAGCATTCAGTGCAGCAGCCATATCCATAGGGGGAGAGCTTCTCCCATATTTTCAGGAGGCCGCTGACTGGATCATAGCTAAGCTTCCACTAATCCAAAGCGGGGCGAAGAAGGTCGCGGAGGGATTCAAGAAAATGGCAGAAGGCGCCCAGTGGATTTACGATAAGAGCGATATTTTAATACCGGTGCTGGGCGGTGTTGTGGCAGGAATCGCAGCCTTTAAAGTGATAAGTACTATAACATCATTGATTAAGGCATGGAAAGCTGTTACAGCAGCCTTTTCAGTCGTGCAAGGCCTTGCCAATACAACCATGCTGGCCTGTCCGCTGACATGGATTGTATTAGGAATCACTGCGGTGGTAGCTGCAGGAATCGCCCTATATAAAAACTGGGACAAGATTTGTCAGTGGGCAGGAAAACTGAAAGAAAAAATCAGCAACCTGCTTTCACCACTGAAAACGGCAGCGGAATGGCTGGGGAAGATTACCGGCTTTAGCGGCACCAATGTTACAGTCAGTGCTAAGTCGGAGGGAGCCGATGATGTATCCGGCCAGACGGTATCCGTAAAGAAACATGCTCTTGGCACATCCTACTTCGTAGGCGGCAGAACCGGCTTTTCAGAAGGCGGCAGGAAGGAAGAAGCAGTGCTACCTTCCGGCACCCGGATTATACCGGCTGATAAAGCAGGGAAAGGCCAGAGCAACAATATTAACGTGCAAGTCATCGTCCAGGGCAATGTCATTGGAAACGACGATTTTGCCGACGAGGTTGGCGAAAGAACCGCGAAGAAAATCCGGGAAGCGCTGGCCTGTTAGGAGGTTACCATGCAGATAGCGGTAAGTATTGACAACAACAAAGAAGTGAAGATTCTGCCGGTAACGCCGACGGATTTTCAAATAGATTATCCTATCCTTTCAGATGAGATGGATTCCGTTAAATGCGGGTCCATCTCCATTCTGAAAAAAGAGGGTCTGGCAACAGTAAGTATCAGTTCCGTATTCACGGTAAAAGAGCATTCCTTCCTGCAACCTGGAAGCTCGGCAGACGGCTGGGGATATGTGCGGTGGTTCCGGGATAACCGGAGAAAGCTAAAGCCTATGCGAGTAGTAATAACCGGAAATAGCGGCAAGGAGTATTTCAATCGGCTCTGCAGCTGTGAAACCTTCACCGTCACAGGAATCGAAAAAAACGGAGACATTTACTACACTGCCGAGTTTAAGCAGTACAGGAGGGTATAATGGCAGAGTTTAAGCTGATGTTGTACCACGATGGGAAGGGGAAGAACATAACCGGTTCGGCCGGAAACATCACCTGGACTGATTCCCTTGATGGCCTTGGCACGTCCTTCGAGTTTGAGTGTCTGAAAGGTCCCTATGCCGGAGATATAGCAGTATTAGAATACGGCGGCAAGGAGATATTCAGAGGAACGGTGCTTACAGTAGGTTTTTCCGACCCATCAAAACGCACTGTCACAGGCAGAGATTATGCCTGGTATCTTACTCAGTCCGAATGTGTGATTCAGTTCAAAAAAATAGCAGCATCCCAGGCGATCCAGAAACTGTGCGACAGGTACTCGGTTCCCATCGGAAGCATCGTCGCCATGAACACCCTGATAAGCCAGGTGTATAAGGATGAAACGGTATATGATATTATAGCCGACATTTTAGAACAGGCAGAGGCTGAAACAGGGCAGGAATACCGTATGGAAATGCGAGGCGGAAAACTCTATGTGATAAAGCAGAGCTACACCAAGATAACCCCTTACTACATAAGTGAGGAAGGAAAGAAGGTATATTCTGCCGACACTGCCGGAATAACCGGCACCCGGTCCATCGAGGAAATGAAGAATCAGATTATCGTAGCCGGCACCGGAGAGGACAGCCTGCAGATAAAAGCCACAGTAAAGGATTCTGCAAGCATAGCCAAATATGGCCTACTTACCTTGGTAGAAACCGAAGACAATCTGACAGAAGCCAAGGCAAGGAATATCGGTAAGACCAAGCTAAAACAGCTTAACAGGATAGAAACCAGCTTTACGGCAACCATGCAAGGCGGCATTACTGCCCAGGCTGGAAGGCTCATAGAGTTTAATCGGCCGGAGATAGGGTTAAGCGGCTGGTATAAGATAAACAGCTGCAAGCATCAGATAACCGAAGGAAAGCATATTTTGACATGTGAAATGGTGAAGCCATGAGTGAAGTTGAAAAGTTAGCGAACACGATAAAAAGCTATAGCAAAGAACGAGGCAGGAAAGCCAGTGAAGCGGCTTCTTCTACCATTGGAACCATAGAGCAGCTAAAGCCTATGGTGGTATCTACAAGCGGCGGTGAGTGCACTTATGAAGAAAAAGAGGAAGAGCTAATATTCACAGAGACATTTTATAACCGGGAAAAGAAAAAAGGGGATGAAGTGCTGGTGGTGCCCGTTAATAACCTGAAAAAGATAGCTATCATAGACATAATCAGGAGGTGATAGAGATGTTTCCGGAGTTAGATATTGAAATGGACATCGATATTGATGAAGAGGATGCAGCGGAAACAGCAGCTTCTTTAGGAATGGTTCCACTCTATGACTTCAATAATAGACAGTATGTAGTACGAGACGGAAAGGTCGTAATGGCGTCAGAAGATGAAGCTATCCAGCAGTGGGTAGCCTTTTTAATTCTGACGAAAAAGGACCGGTTCCCGGTGTACAACGAGACTGAATTTGGCACCTATATAGAAAACTATATAGGCCTTCGAGGAAGCAACTTAGGCTTCGTGGCCAGTGAGTTCAGAAGGGAAATAGAGGAAGGCTGCCAGGCCAATCCAGGTATCGATCATATAGAAGATTTTGAAATGACCGTCACAAACGGGGTTGGGCAAGTCAGTCTGACAGTGGTAAAAACAAGCGGTGAGCAGGTGGAGGTGAGTGCAGATGTCTAAAGGTGATGATATCAGAGAGCGGATACCATCAGAGTACGAGAAAACTCCGGGATATCTCATCTGGGATATAACCGAGGCAGTTGGCCAGGAAATGGAGCTGCAGGACAAAACCATAGAGGAAGTGGAAAGTAAGCTTGATGTGGACAACTTAACAGGCGAAGAACTGGAACGGTTCGTATGGCAGCGTAAGGGTGTAGAGCGAAAGGCAGCGTCTTATGCAGACGGAGTGATTACCGTTCAGGGAACGGGCACAGTAACCAAAGGAGACCTTTTCGAGACGGCAAACGGCGTGCAGTTCCAGGCTAAAAGCACAGAGCAGATTTCAGGAACAGGAAAGGTTCCTGTGGAAGCGCTAATAGCCGGAAACTCCGGAGTGGTTGGAGCAGGAACCATTACCCAGATTCCTGTTACCATTACCGGTATATCGGCTTGCACCAATGAAGAGGCTACATCTGGCGGCTATGACGCGGAAACAGACGCAGCGCTCAAAACCAGATACTATAACCTCCTTAGGACTCCGGCAACTTCTGGCAATAAATATGCCTATAAAAACTGGGCGCTGGAAGTGCAGGGCGTAGGAGATGCGCAGGTCTACCCTTTAGGCCATGGCGATTCTACAGTGGATGTGGTTATCATAGATAGCGACAAAAAGCCGGCAGATAGCGACTTAGTCGCGGAAGTTCAGGAATACATCGACCCGGATTCTGCAGGAAAAGGGGAAGGCGCGGCGCCCATCGGGGCCCGCTGCTACGTTTCATCAGCGGCCGGGTTAGAAATCAATCTGTCGGTTAAGCTGACAACTTCCAGCGTGAAAGCGGAAATTGAAGCTGCCGTAAAAAAGACAATAGTAGAGTATCTGGCAGAGATCGCATTTCAAAAGGCGTATGTAAGCTATGCCCAGATAGGTAATGCCATCATCGGCGTAGAAGGGGTAACGGATTATGAAAATCTTGAAATCAATGGTGGTACTGCCAACATTACGGTTCCGGACAGAAGCGTAGCAATCATCGGACAGGTGGTGTTTAGTTATGCGGAGTGATAATCTGCTATCCAGAATCAATAAGCTGAATGTTTCAGACGGAATGGTCCGGAAGGTGCTGGGCGCCATAGGAAGCTGCCAAGACGAAGCAGACGAAAGCATACTGCAGGCATCCGAGAATAAATATTTTGATACGTGCAGCCTTGAGATGCTGGAAAGATATGAGTTAGAAGCGGGGCTGTCTTCAAAGGGTTTAGATGAAGAGGCACGTAGGTCAGCCTTAGAAGCCAAATGGAAGTCATCCGGCAAGACTGACGTGGAAATGCTGCAGGCCATAGCCCGGAGCTGGAAGAACGGAAACATAGATGTGGATTTTGTGGATAATAAAATCCAGATTACCTTCTGTGATGAGCTGGGACTGCCAAAGGACAGGGGAAGTCTGGAAGCGGCATTAGATGAAGTTAAGCCGGCACACCTTCCTATAAGCTATGACGTAAGGTATCTAATGATTTCAGACGTGGAGGGAATGAGCCTGGCAGAGCTTGAAACCCATACATTAAGCCATTTCGCAACCAAATAGAAAGGAGGTAATCAAATAATGGCATGGACACCATTTAATTTTTTTAAATACGACGAAAGCAAGGATGACTTTTCCAATACCACATTTAATATCAAAAAAGCATTAAACGATAACTGGGAGCATATCACAACACTGATTACGGAAATTCGGGAAGCAATTACAAATTCGGAAATAACCGTAGACGCAGCACTGAGTGCAACCAGTAAGAATCCGGTGCAGAATAAGGTGGTTAAAGCCGCCCTGGATGAAAAGATGCCTAAGGACGGTGATAAAGTCCTGTCCACCAACGATTACACCAACGATGAAAAAAGCAAAGTCGGCAACCTGCCGGAAGATACGTCCGGTGAACTGAAGAAGAAAGGAAACACCCAGACTACCAGGTTCACCAATGCATCAGTTCCGGCATCGGCATGGGCAGAAGACAGCACTTATTCCGACTGGCCGTATAAAGCGACTATTACTTTATCCGGAGTTACAGCAACAATGGAATGTAAATCACTCTGTCCGGATCATACCAATATCGACCTGCTGTATATCTTCGGACCGATAGTCAATACAGTAGCAGGCGGCCTAGAAATCTGGGCAAGCGAAAAACCGACAGCAGCCATTAAATTTGACCTGCTGTCCTTCGAGGAGGTGTTAGGATGATTAGCTTACCACAGGGTATCGGCGCTGGCGGGAAAGACACTGGATTCCCGCTTGAACTCCTAAAGAGTTCGAAATATGAAGCAATAACAATTACACCAGCATCAAATATTACTGGTTCTTCCCTCGGAGAAATATCTCATAGTCTTGGCGTACAGCCAAGATATGTTGTACTCCTTGCCAGCATTCCATATGCATATAGCTACTCAAACGCATATGTGGTTTTTGAACATGGTGCAATGGATACAGACTATACATGTGATAATCCAAACAGTAATTACAGCGCGTATTATTGGTATTATGGCAGTGGGGCTTCATCATCCAAAGCTCAAATGACATTTGGAAGCATGTATTGCACAGACGAAACTGTTTCCATCGGTACAGGCAATGCTTATTTAAAAGCTGGATACGAGTATACGCTTGTTCTTATTGCGTAAAGGAAAGGAGAAAAGCTTATGATTTCAAGACCTACAGGAATTTCTGGGGGGGTATCTTGTACAAAGGAGATAACCCTGTGACACCCGG